TATTATAATTGACGTATGAGAGTCAATGTGCTTGCAGGATTGACGAACGGCGAATGGGATCATGATAGTTGCGAAGCAACGGTAAGCACCGTAGGTGCGAATCATGATATAATACATTTTTTAAGACGGGAAATGCTTGATTTTACGGCATTTCCCGTCTTTTTTGTTTCTAATTTGTTACTGGTTCAGCGTAAAAAATATTATTTTAACAGGGCAACAGTTTCCCGTAACTGTTCAATAGTCTTGTGATTATACACCCTGTTTCCCACATCCTTTGACTTATGACCCATCAGCATATCAATACATTTTCTATTGCCTTTTGCGTTGTCAAGGTTGGTTTCAAAGGTGTGCCGTGCTTCATGCGGGGTCTTGTCTGCACCGATCTTTTCCATGACCTCACCCCAACACTTATAGTAATTTGCCTGACTAAACTTTTTGCCCTGATAAGTGAACAGGTACTTGTTCCCTTCATCAACCAGTGCTTTCACAAATGGTTTGATTCGTTCATGTATCGGAACAATACGGCACTTTCCGGCAGCGGTCTTGATTCCACCTTCAAAGTACCAACCCTTGATGTTCACCTGTTCAGTTTTCATCCCCAACAATTCCTGTAATCTGAACCCCGTATATATGTAGATCAGCACGGTATTGACCCAAGGGTCATCTTTTATTTTCCAAAGTGCATCAACCTGTTCCGGGGTGAATGGTTCACGGGTGGTATCAGGTATTGGTGGGGCGGTGGTAATTTGTGAATACATTTTATCTATCAGGTCAATTTCAAAAGCAAAACGGTCAAGGTGACCGAACAGATTCTTGATTGACCATTGTGTTGAATACCCACACCCGCAGTTGTCAATGCAGTCTTGCATCTGATAAGATTTCAGTGATCGGTATTTCACACCGTAGTATTTTGAACAGTGCTTGAACGCTGAACGCAAGGACTGCTGATTTGATTTTCCTAACTTTGGTAATTTGATTTCAGACCAACGCTGATAGAGTACAACCAAGGTGACCTTTTCCCGGTCAATATCCCAAGGGTTGTTGTTATATTCAGCCAATAGAATGTTGGCTTTTTCTTCTGATTCAGCGTAACCGATAGGGGTTTGTTTTGCATGTCCCTGTTCGTCATATATGGTGACCTTGGCAAGCCACGGGCGTGATCGGTTACCCTTCAACTTGGTCACACATCCGTAACCGTTTGGGTTTCTTCTTCCCATGTATATCATTCCTTCCTGATTGAAATTTCAAGGAATGGATGATATAATTGTATCTGCATAGCCTATATCATCCTATTCCTTGGTATAGAGTTATTAGAACCCTGACCGCTGCAACGGTTGGGGTTCATTTTTGTTCAGTTATAATTCAATGTGTGAAGGTGCTACAACACCTTTATTCTGTAAATCAAGAAACTTTCCATATTCCATTGCTGTTCCCCAAAAGGCAAGCATACCTTTGTCATATTCCACAACCAAGTAATACTTCTTTGCACCTTTTAATTTTGATGTGTTTTTTGCCTGACCGTGATATTTTAACATGAACTTTTCTTCTTCCATTGCTGAAAATGACTTGATTCTGTTCATTGGAAGTGTGACGGTAGTTTCAGGCTTGATTCTTCTGATCTCAAACACATCACCTTTTACTTCAATTCTGCAAGGGTAATCAGTCGCAAACCCTTCAATTCCTTCATAATGTCCTACTGGTATTCCTGATTCTTTCTTTTTTCCAAACATTTTTTACCTTCCTTTCATTCAGTAACCGTTGTAACTGTTGGTAACGGTTTAAGTATCTGTTATAAATGCAGTATTATCAATAGGGTAACGGTTAGTAACTGTTGATAATTGATTTTCTTATATTTTGATTATGTACTAATTCTAATGTAAAAATGAAAAAGTAAAATATAGAGTATAGAAAAACAACAGTTACCAGTTACCAACAGTTACCTTTTGGAAAAGTCAACCCATATTATGCCGTTTGACTTCCTGATGATTCTTTTTTGACAGAATATTTTTCATTATCCAGTAATGTGTTAATTCGTTCAATGACTTTAATTCTGTCAACTGCATCCAGTTTAATAAATGAAGAAATCACAAATTTGGTTTCTTCATCATAAACTTGTTTTACCAGTTCAACAGATTCAGACTGTTCTTGAATATTTGAACAATCCATTAGATCACAAACTGATACACCAAGTTTTTCTGCTATGATCTTTAACTTGGATGTAGGAACATCGTTAGTCCCTTTTTCAATCTTTGAAATAGTAGACCGTGCGTTGTCCGTATTCCACCCGCAAAGGTTGGCAAGTGCTTCTTGAGAAAGTCCTTTATCGTCCCGGTATTTTTTTATGTTATTACCAAGAATTTTCAGAAAATCTTTCTTTTTATCTACCACAACTGTCACCCCCTTTCTATATGTAATTTTACTATGTTGGGGATTGAAAATCAACTTTTTTTAAGTTTTTTATAAAAAATAGTTGACATTTAATCCACATTGGTTTATAGTATGAAATGTGGATGGACAATCCACAAGAAACAAAGCAAGTAGGAAGGACACGGGTGAAGCGATAGGGCTACACGCAAGTGACATGGTGGTCAGGCTGCCGGATAGCAGATAGAGCGTGTGAAGAATAAACATGACCCGTCAAAGTAGTTGAAGAAAACAGGAACGGTAGGGCAAGAAAGCACAGTGTACCGCACTATTTGAAGAAAGCGGACAGGCTGAACCAATCGGCACTTTACCCCTAAAACAAGAAACCGTTAAGTGGAAGAATCAACCGCACGAGATGACACAGCACTTTGTTTCACAGGTCAGGAAGTTCCCCGACTTCCTGACTACTTCAAAAAGAACTGTTGCAGCAGTTCCGGGGAAAAAACCAAGGAATAGGATTTCAGTTCTTTCAAAAAATTGTCTATTGTATGTTGGTCAACAGGTTTTGGTGGTTTTAATGTGAAACCCCGGCGGTTTGAACAGAACCGTTCAAAAAGTTCAATGATGTGTAACAGGTTTTCAGATTTTAATGTGAAATCTGATAAAGGAAAGACACCCCTGATTGTACTAAGGTGTGCTGACAATAGACAACTTTTTGAAGGAACTGGGGAAGGAAATGGTAAGGCTATGAAGTATGCAATATATGAAGGCAATATTGATAGACTTGAAAAGAAGTTGAAACGTATTTCTAATAAGTGCAAAGCATACGGTTGTGATTTCCATTATGAACAAACTGGTGAAGAGTTCAGAGAGTTGAAAGATGAAAAAGGAAATAAACACACCGCCCGCTTCGTACTGGTAGAAGCGGAAGGAACTGCAATCATCAATGATTGGGAGTTCATAGCAGAACTTGAACATACAGAAAATGGTAATATCATCACAGGTGTTGCCGGGGTAGAAGTACCTAAACGATATTATACTTCAAAACCAATGTGTGAACATTGCAACAGTAAGAGATTCCGCAAGAATACATACATTGTGAGAAATAAGCAAACGGGAGAGTTCAAACAGGTTGGAAAAAGTTGCCTGAAAGATTTTACCCACGGCATGAGTGCAGAAGCAGTCACACAACCAATGACAATTACCCGTTAGTGTATAACACACGAAAAGCCATGAAGGAAAAACAGATTGCTGCAAAAAATGCCGGAAATAAGAAAGAGGTCAAACGGTGGAAGAAAGCACAGTTGCCATATAAGAAGATGCTGAACGCCTTGTCAGGTGCAATGAAAGATGAAACCAATGCAGCGTATGACCCAAGAAACAATAACTGTATGTGCATCAACGGTCAGTTGATGTTGCTTGACCTGATTGAACACCTTGAAGTTGTACCGGGATTTGAACTGATTCAGTCCAACACGGACGGTCTTATTATTTGGATTCCTGACACAGATGAAGCTTTTGAAATGGTTGATGATATTTGTTGGGAGTGGGAACAGCGTTGTTCAACAGATCAGTGTTCAATTCTTCTTGAACTGGATAACATCAGTGAAATCTATCAGAAGGATGTGAACAATTACCTTTGGGTTGGTATTGACGGTGGTGTTGAAAGAATCGGTGCTTATGTGAAGGAACTTTCAGCGGTTGACAATGATCTGCCAATCCTGAATAAAGCACTGGTTGACTACATGGTCAAGAAAACCCCGGTTGAACAGACCATCAATCAGTGTGATGACCTGATTATGTTTCAGAAGATTGTCAAGTTATCAGACAAGTATGATTGGGTGGAACATGAGCATTGCACCCCGCTTGTCAGTCATATAGGCAAAAGAACAATCAAGACGGTGTATGAATACCCTGACAAGGACAAATACACATATAAATCATACAGGGTGTTTGCATCTAACGATCAGAAGGACGGCAGATTGCTGAAACGTAAACAGGTGAAAACCAAAGGTGAAAAATTCGGTAATACACCTGACCACTGTTTCATTTTCAATGATTCAGTTGTTGGGGTAAAAACACCGCCTGAACTTGATAGGCAGTGGTACATAGATTTAGCAAAGAAACGCTTGAAACAATTTGGTGTTGTAGCGTAACACCGGGAAGGAAGGTTTTTCATGGATTTAGAAATCAGATATGAAAATGGTTCAATGACTGTTCATCTTGAAGAATTTTTGAATATCCGCAGCATTGCCAAGGTCAGGAAACTGCTGAAACTTATCAGAAGCAGTTTCACCCCGGAATGTGAACAGCAGATCAAAGAATTTGTTCAGGACTGGATTGAACAATTTGAACAGAAACAGTTGGAAACTGAACGGTATATCACAGGGTATGAGCAGAAAGTCAGTTATTGTCAGAAACAGTTGCGGGATGCCTTATTTGCCCGTGACAGTTACAAAAAGTCAACACCGCTGCATAAGTCGGAAGGGTGGGACAGATGGAATGAAGAAGTGAAGGGGTGCAGAAAAGAACTTGCAGAAGTGAAAACACTGCTTCGTTCCTATCAGTCTCGGTACAACAGCAACATCAGGAATAAGGATTTTTATAAAAAGGTGTTAGAAAACATCACATAAGGTAGGTGATAAAAGATGCTTTACAAAGGTTATGTTGAAACCAAGGGCAAGGCAAGCATTGAAAAACTGAAAAACAGAACCACATGGAAAACCTATGATGAAGTGAAGAACCTGAATGGGTTCGGTGGGGTTTTGGCTGATGACACCATCCTTATTGACATTGATGATTCTGACCAATCTGAAATTCTGATGAACATTGTGGAAGAACTGCAACTTGACTGTAAAGTCCTTTGTACCAGTAGGGGAAAACACTTTCTTTTCAAGAATCGTACCATTGCAAGGAACAGGACACACGTTCAGTTGGCTGTTGGTCTTACTGCTGATATAAAAGTCGGCAGTAAGTTGTCCTATGAGGTCATCAAGATTGACGGTGAAGAAAGATTTTGTGAATGGGACATTGAAGAAGGTGGAAAGTATCAGGAAGTTCCCAAGTGGTTGTTCCCGGTCAAGGCAACCGCAGACTTTGTTGATATGGATGCCGGGGACGGAAGGAATCAGGCACTTTTCAATTACATCCTGACCCTGACTGCAAATGATTTCACGGTTGAAGAAACCCGTGAGTGCATCCGCATCCTAAACAAGTTTGTTCTGAAACAACCGCTGTCAGATGATGAACTGGAAGTGATCTTGCGTGATGATGCTTTTCAGAAACCTGTTTTTTTCCTTGGTAGCACATTCCTGTTTGACAAGTTTGCAGTGTTTATGAAGAATACGGCACACGTTATCAAAATCAACGGGCAGTTGCATATATACAAAGACGGTGTATATTCCAATGGCTACAAGGAAATTGAATCAAACATGATTCAGCACATTCCAAACCTGAAAAAGATGCAACGCCGGGAAGTTCTTGACTACATGGAACTGATCGTTGATGAAAAAGAACAGTCAGATGCAAACCTGATTGCTTTCAACAACGGTGTATATGATCTTGTGACCGGGGAACTGAAACCATTCAGCACCGATATTGTTATTACTAACAAGATTCCTTGGGACTACAAGCCGGATGCCTATTCTGAACTGGCAGACAGTACACTGAACAAGTTGGCGTGTGGTGATGCAGCAATCCGGGCATTGTTGGAAGAATGTATTGGTTACTGCTTTTACAGAAGAAATGAGTTAGGCAAGGCGTTCATCCTGACAGGTGACAAGTCCAACGGTAAAAGTACATTTTTGGATTGTGTGAAAGCAATCCTTGGTGATCGGAACATTTCAGCACTTGACCTGAAAGAACTGGGGGACAGATTCAATACTTCAATGATGTTCGGTAAACTGGCAAACATTGGTGATGATATTGGTGATGACTTTCTGCAAGGTTCACAGGTCAGCGTGTTCAAAAAAATAGTAACAGGTAACCGCATTAAGGCAGAGCGAAAAGGACAAGACCCGTTTGAGTTCAACCCGTTCATCAAACTGTTATTCAGTGCAAATGATATTCCCCGCATGAAGGACAAGACTGGGGCGGTACTTAGGCGTTTGGTCATCATCCCGTTCAATGCCACGTTTAGCAAGGATGACCCTGATTATAGACCATTCATCAAGTATGAGTTGACACAACAGGATAGCATTGAATATCTTATCAGACTTGGTGTTGAAGGACTAAAAAGGGTAGTCATAAATAATGGATTCAGTAAGTCAGATAAGGTTCAAAATCAGTTGGATGAATATGAACAGGAAAACAACCCTATCCTTGCATTTATCAATGACACCGGGGTTGACATGATAGAAAATGAACCAACCGCTGATGTATATAAGCGGTATCAGGTTTTTTGTGCAGACAATGCAATGCAGCCAATGTCAAATATTGTGTTCAGTAAGCAGATCAATAAAAGGCTTGGGTTCAGAGTAATTCAGAAAAAAGTGAACAATAAAAATTGTAAGATATTTGTTTCATAGCAGAAAGGAAGGTGATTGAATGTGTCAGAAAAACTGCAAATATTGGAACTTTTTGGTGGCATAGGGTCACCAAGGGTTGCCCTTAGAAACATAGGTGTTTCAGTAAAATCTATTGATTATGTGGAAATTGATGAAAAGGCTGTCAGGTCATACAATGCAATGTTTGAACAGGAATCAGCATATTCACCGCAGACAGTAGTGGGGTGGAATCTTCAACCTGATATTCTGATTCACGGGTCACCGTGTCAGGATTTCAGTATTGCGGGGCATCAGGGAAAAGCAACGGCAGCAGACGGAAGAATAAACAAAGGAAAAGGTGCTGATGAAGGTTCAGGGACAAGATCATCCCTGATGTGGGAAACGGTACATATTATTGAACAGATGGGTGAGTGGAAGCCAACTGTTGTGATATGGGAAAACGTAAAGAATGTTTTATCAAAGCACATGGTTCACAACTTCAACCGTTACCTGTCATATATGGAAAAGTTGGGTTATTCCAATAATTACAAAGTGTTGGACTGCCGTGATTATGGAATACCACAGGCACGGGAACGGTGTTTCACAGTATCAATTCTTGGTGACAATGCTTTTGATTTTGAACTGATGGAAAAAAGACCCATGAAGAACATTTCAAATTTTCTTGAATACGGTGATGTTCCTGATTGCTACTTGGTGACACAGCCAAGTGTTTATTCAGTGATTGGTAAGAAAGGAATCAGAAGGGCAACCATAATCAAAGATTATGTAAATACTATTACAACAAGACAGGATAGGACACCCGCACAGGTCATTGATCTTGGTGGTGGAAAATATAGATATTTGACAGAACTGGAATGTTGGCGGTTGATGGGATATTCGGATGATGATTTTTATGCAGCAGAAGCAACTTGCAGAGTTGAACCGGGAAAAATGAACAGAACCTTATATCATCAGGCGGGTAATTCCATACCCGTACCGATATTTGAAAGTATGTTCAGTGCAATGCTGAACAGTGGGATTATAAGAAAGGAAGGTATCAATTAGTGAAAGGTGGAAGAAATCAGGAAGGATATGCAGACCCAACGGCAACTATTGCCGTTGGTAGAGTAGCAAAGGAAGAACGTGAACAGGTTGAATGTGAAGCAGCAGACAAACGTGCCTATGATCTGATTAAGGTTTTGAAATACATCATCAAAGGTGCGGGGTTTGAACTGACTGAACGTGTTCAGGTAAAAGACACTAAGACGGGAAGGGTTTACAGATGAAAGGAAGGTGTTCAGAGTGACGGAAAATGTATGTGTTACCTGTCAGTATTATGAAAGTTGCAACCGCCCTGAACGGTATATGAAGTGTATGGGATATAAAGAAAAACAGGAAGGAAAGGACAAGGTGAATGATCGTAATGGATAAAGATGATCAGAAAAGATATTTGAAAATTTGTGGGGTGTATGAATGTAACTATGAAGCCATATATAAAAGTGCTGCATCAGATGCAGTAGATGAATTGATTTCAAGATTCTATAAGGATGTGCCGGAAGAAAGATACATGACTGATTTTGAACTTTTGAACTATGGGATTGGTATAGTCAGATTTTCCGAATTACATATTTATTCCTTTTTAGCATTGGTGTGTAGATTAGCATTGAAAAAGGGTTTTGTAGTTGTAGGTTTACCGTGTATTGACCCAAAAGAAAGTGATCCTATGCGTATCACAATCAATGGGTACAGATACAGGGCAGTTCCGATTTATACGGAAGAAAGTTGAATATGGTGAACGATTATGGAAAATAAGATTTTAGAGTTATTGGAACAAAAGGGCAGCGTATCAATGAATGATGATATTTTCCCGTTGGTGGAAAAAGAATTTGAAGGTCAGGTGATTGGTACAGAACTTTATGAACTTGCACACCAATACATATCACAGTTGTTGTATGGGGTGCATACTGCCGGGGTTGCCGTGATTGCAGTTCCTAAGTTTGCAGCGGGTCAGCAGTTTGGTCAGATGGTTGTTGCTGATGTGATTTATACAAAGGTGAATGATACACCGTATGATTTTATGCAGTAGTTGCGGTTGGTAACTGTTGGTAACGGTTCACGGTAACGGTTGAAAGTCTTTATTTATGCGGTTTGTAACGGTAGTAACGGTTAAATGTAATTTTCTTATTATTTTTATATAAGTTTTTTTATGTATTTATAAAAAGTAAAAATATAGAGTATAAGAGTTTAACAGTTACCGTTACCAACCGTTACCGTCAGTATTTACAAGGCTTTCAAGACATTTTTTGTCAATTTTCAACCGTTACCCAACCGATACCAAGGAAAGGACAGGTGAAAGAATGAAAACATTATCCGCAAGGGAATATTTAGGACAGTTACAGGAATTTGATATTTATATCAATCAGGACTTAGAACGCCTTGAAGAAATGAAAATCAATGCTTGCAGTACAGGGGCAATAGATTATTCCAAGGATAGAGTGCAGACAAGTCCGTCAGGTGATACACTTTGCAAACAGGTAACAAATTATGTTGCTTTCAATGATAAAATCAATGCAGAAATTGACAGTTTTGCAGATGCTAAAGAACAGATCATCAAAGAAATCAGAGGTTTACGTGATAAAAATTATGTTCAGGTGTTGTATAAAGTGTATGTTCAGTACAAGACAGTGAAACAGGCATCCAAGGAAATGAAAAAGTCTTATAATTACACGGTTGAACTGCACAACAAGGCACTTGCAGCGTTTGAAGAAACATATAAAAACCTTACATATCTGATATAATCGGTTATAATCTGATGATTGACAAACAGGTACAAGACAATTATGATAAACTTGCAAAAACTGGGTTGCAGATAATTCTTATGAATTATCTGCAATTTATTTTTTACTGCCGATATTTGCACCCTGAAATGTAATGTTTCAGGGATTTTTTATTGCAAAAATACATGAAAGGGGTGTTGTTTGATGGCAAAAACGGCAAAATTAACTGAAAAACAGCAGCGTTTTGTTGAAGAATACCTGATTGACCTGAACGCAACACAAGCAGCCATTCGTGCGGGTTATTCGGCAAAAACAGCAGATCAGCAAGGTTCAAGGATGTTGGCAAATGTCAAGGTTCAACAGGCAATTAGTGTTGCAATGGCAGAACGCAGCAAAAGAACAGGAATCAATCAGGACAGGGTTGTTTTAGAACTTGCCCGCATTGCTTTTGTGAAGATGACAGACCTTGTTGATAGTCACGGAAGAATCAAAGACAATGCAACTGATGATGACCTTGCCTGTATTGAATCCGTGAAATATAAACAGTCTGAATCAGATACCGGGTCAAGTGTTGAAAGGGAAGTGAAGATTTCACCAAAGCTGAAAGCACTTGAATTACTTGGTAAGCATTTGGGTATGTGGAATGACAAACTGGATGTGAACATCACGCAGCCTATTGTTATCACAGGTGAAGATGCCCTTGAAGATTAGGCGGTGATTGCCTATGGTAAAGAACCGCATTTCTTCACAGTATGTTTTTGGGTATCAGAAGTTTATCCTGTACCCGGAAGATTACAAGGTTACTAAGTCCGGCAAGAAGAAAGTACAGTTGCCTGAACTGGTTGGTAAGGGTTACGGTACTTTTTGGCGTTGGAAAGGTAGATATAGGGTATGCAAGGGCAGCCGTGCATCCAAGAAATCAAAAACAACTGCCCTTTGGTACATCACCAATATGATGAAGTACCCACAGGCAAATACCCTTGTGGTCAGAAAGACTTTCAGAACCCTGAAAGATTCCTGTTTCACAGAATTGAAGTGGGCGATTCACCGCCTTGGCGTTGATACGTTTTGGGAAATCAAAGAATCACCACTTGAAATGACCTACAAACCGACAGGTCAAAAGATTTATTTCAGGGGACTGGATGACCCCCTGAAAGTAACATCAATAACCGTTGATTTTGGTTGCTTGTGTTGGATGTGGATTGAAGAAGCGTATGAAATCAGTTCAGAAGATGATTTCAATATGCTTGATGAATCAATCCGTGGTGCTGTTCCTGATGGTTCAGGACTGTTCAAGCAAATAACCCTTACACTGAACCCGTGGAATGAACACCACTGGATAAAGAAGCGGTTTTTTGATAACACGGATGATGAAACCCTTGCAATGACCACCAATTATAAGTGCAATGAATGGTTGGATAAGGCAGACTTGAAAGTCTTTGAAACCATGAAGAAGCAGAACCCAAGGCGTTACAAAGTGGCGGGTCTTGGTGATTGGGGTATTGTAGACGGTCTTGTCTATGAAAATTGGGAAGAAAAGGCGTTCAGTGTTGATGAAGTCAAGAAGATTGCCGGGGTCAAGTCTGTATTCGGTCTTGACTTTGGTTATACAAATGACCCGTCAGCACTGTTTTGTGGTCTGATAGATCAGTCAAGCAAGACTATTTGGGTCTTTGATGAAATGTATCAGCCGGGCATGAGTAATGAAGCTATTGCCGAACAGGTTCAAAGGATGGGATATGTGAAAGAGAAGATCACAGCCGATTCAGCCGAACCAAAGAGCATTGACCGCTTGCGTGAACTTGGTCTGAAAGGAATCAGGAAAGCAAGGAAGGGCAAGGACAGCATCAACAACGGCATTGACTTCATACAGGACTATCACATTATCATTCATCCCCGTTGCGTGAATTTCATCACAGAGATCAGCAACTATCAGTGGGATAAGGATGCCAAGACGGGCAAGAAACTGAACCGCCCTATTGATGATTTCAACCACCTGATGGATGCAATGCGTTATGCGATTGAACAGATGGCAAAAGGTGATGCCTTTAGTTTTGATTAAGCAATTACCGGGTAGAATACACGGCATCAGCAACCGTTCTTTTGGACGGTAGGAAACGGTTGTCAAATGCTTACTCCGGGGCGGTTGCAACAGGTGACCGCCTATGATGCCTGTATAACTACTTTTTGAATAAAAGGAACAAATTAGTAACACATACCCTTGGAAACATAGTGTTTTCAGGGGTTTTGATTTTATTATGCAATGAAAGGGGTGAATTGAACCGTGTTCAGTTCCTTAATAAACACACTGACATTGAAGGTTTCCAACTTTATACTGGACGGTGCAAGGTCAAGGATGACTGACAAGGAATTTCTTGAAAAAGAAATTATGAAATGGAAAACGTCACCCCACCGCATCATGCAGATTAAGGGTTCACTGTACTATGACAATGAACATGATATTTTGAAGCGGAAACGTACAATGATAGGTGAGGATGGCAAGTTACAGGTTGTTGAGAACTTACCAAACAACAGGGTCATTGATAACCAATATGCAAAAATGGTCAATCAGAAAGCAAATTATCTGTTTGGTCAGCCTTTTGCAGTAAGTGGTGAGAATGACCAGTATGTTGAACTGCTGAAAAAAGTGTTTAATAAGCGGTTTATGAAAACCATAAAAAACAGCGGTAAAGCAGCATACAACGGGGGAATCTGTTGGTTATATCCGTATTATGACAATGAAGGTCATTTCACTTTCAGGTTGTTCCCCGGCTATGAGATTTTGCCATTTTGGAAAGACAACGATCATACAATACTTGACTTTGCAGTCAGGCTTTACTTGGTGATTGGGTATGAGGGAACAACCCCAACTGTCATTGAAAAGGTTGAAGTGTATGATGTTGATGGTGTTCACAGGTTCATTCTTGACCACGGCACACTTATCCCTGATCTGACAAACAACGGTGAAGCTGACTGTTACCATGTTACTATGACGGATGCAACCGGGAAAGTGACGGGGTTCAACTGGCAGCGTGTCCCCCTGATTCCATTGAAAGCCAATGAACAGGAAACACCACTGCTGAAAAGGGTCAAGTCTTTACAGGACGGTATCAATGTGATGCTGTCCGACTTTGAAAACAATATGCAAGAAGATGCCCGGAACACTATTTTGGTATTGAAGAACTATGACGGTACTAATTTGGGTGAGTTCAGAAAGAACCTTGCAACATATGGTGCAGTAAAGGTCAGATATGATGGTGACACTAAGGGTGGGGTTGAAACCCTTGAAATCACAGTCAATGCGGATAACTATAAGGCTATTGTGGAAATCTTCAAGAAAGCCTTGATTGAGAACGCAATGGGTTATGATGCCAAGGATGACAGACTTTCCGGCAACCCTAATCAGATGAACATTCAGTCAATGTATTCTGATATTGATATTGATGCAAACGACACAGAAACAGAATATCAGGCAGCCTTTGAAGAAATCCTTTGGTTTGTGAATTGCCATTTTGCCAATACAGGACAGGGGAACTTTGAAGGTGAAGAAGTAGACATCATATTCAACCGTGACATTCTTATCAATGAATCAGAAGCCATTGATAACTGTCAGAAATCTGTTGGTATTCTTTCTGATGAAACAATTATCAGTCAGCATCCTTGGGTAGATGACCCACAGGCAGAACTTGAACGCCTGAAAAAGCAGAAGGAAGAAGAACAGAAAGAAATGCTTGCACAGTATGACCCGTTTGGTACACAGAATGATGACCCTGACAACAAAGGCGACCCAAACAAGGGAAGTCAGGGCGGTGAAGTAGATGAATAACGGTGAATACTGGCAGAAGCGTTTTGAACTGCTTGAACAGGCTACACACAAACAGGGGGTTCAGTGCTATGCGGATATTGAAAAACAATACCGACAGGCACAGAAGCAACTTGAAGGTCAGATTGCTGCATGGTATCAGCGTTTTGCATCTAACAACGGGGTAACCCTTGCAGAAGCAAAGCGGATGTTGAACGCAAAGGAACTTGCTGAACTGAAATGGGATGTGAACCAGTACATTCAGTACGGTCAGGAAAATGCGATCAACGGCACTTGGGTCAAGCAGCTTGAAAACGCATCTGCAAGATTCCATATCAGCAGACTTGAAGCCTTGAAGTTGCAGACCCAACAGAGCATTGAAGTCATGTTTGGAAACCAACTTGACAGCATTGACAGCACAATGCGGAATGTTTACAAGTCCGGCTATTATCACACAGCCTATGAGATTCAGAAGGGTGTGGGTGTTGGTTGGGACTTTTCCGCACTGGATGACAAGCAGATCAGCAAGGTCATCAACAAGCCTTGGGCGGTTGACGGCAAGAATTTCAGTGAAAGGATATGGGGCAACCGTCAGAAGTTGGTCAATGAATTGAACAACACCTTGACACAGAACATCATCTTGGGAAAAGACCCGCAGAAAGCCATTGATGAAATTGCCCGGAAGATGAACACTTCCAAGACCAACGCCGGGCGGTTGGTAATGACAGAAGAAGCCTTTTTCAGTTCCGCAGCACAGAAGGATTGTTTTGATGAACTTGATGTTGAACAATTTGAGATTGTGGCAACACTGGATTCCCACACTTCGGATATATGCCGGGGTATGGATGGCAAGCATTTCCCTATGTCTGAATGGAAGGTTGGTGTGACTGCACCGCCGTTTCATGTTCATTGCAGAAGTACCACAGTACCATATTTTGATGATGAATTTGATGCTGTCGGTGAACGTGCTGCACGGGATGAAGAAACAGGCAAGACCTACTTTGTACCGGGCAATATGACCTATAAGGAATGGGAAAAGTCATTTGTCAACGGTGGTGATAAGTCAGGTTTGCAAGAAGCATCACCTGATGATACAATCAAAGCAAAGGAAGAAATCAAACAGGTTGCGGAAGAATTAAAGATTGACAATTTCCCGGATGTTTTCAAGGCAAAAGGTGAATTGAAAAATACACAAGCACTTGTGGACTATATAAACGGGTTGGAAGGTGCAGATGCAAATGTGGTTGCACTGTATAATAGCATGGCAAAATTGGAAACCATAGAAAACAATGGTATTCCGTTCAAAATATCACACGGTAAGAATCATGCTGTTTCAACTTCAACATATACATTGACCGGGAATTTGGCTGATGTAAAATTGACTATTCCAAAATTACAAGGTGAAAATCTTGCCGGACAGGTAAACACCACATTGCATGAAGAAATGCACCTGATGGATTTGTACGGTAGAAAAGACCCGTCAAAAAGTGGTAATTGGTTCAGCACAAGCAGAACAGTACTGATGGATGTATTCAAAAGTACATCAGATTCAATCAGTGATGAAGTTGCAGACCTATTTGCTGAACATAAAAAAGAGTATAGAAGGGTTCGGGATGAAGTAAATGCAAAATATCAGAATTTGATTTCTGAACTGAATAATTCAGTGATGGATAAAACCTTCCAAGGTTCACTTGCTGATTATAAGAAACAGTACAATAAACTGGTATCAGCCATGAATGATGAACGTGATTATATGGCAAGAAACATCATGGGTGGTGGAATAGGAAATCTTGAAGATATTTATGATGCACTGTCAGGTGGTGTATTCAGAGATAAAGGAACAGTCATGTATGGTCATGGGTCATCTTATTACAGAAGCCAAGAAAGCCGGGTGCATGAAACAATAGCAAATTACGCAGCATTGAGCATAACAAGACCTGATTTGATTGAACTGCTGAAAGCAGATAAGCCGGATTTGGTTGCAGAATTGGATGCGACTATTGTTGAACTTTTGAAGAAAGTGGGTGATGGATGATGAAAAATGAATTGATTGAAAAAAGCATAAAAGTCAGACAGTTGTTTTCAGAAGTCGATTTCCCACCTACAATGATACAATTTTTTGATTTAGACAGTGATGAACTACTGGATGAAAAGATTAGAGTGTTGACGGCGTTAAAAGATGGAAAGCAGATTGCAGATATTCCAAACTTTTATGATATTTTGGAATTATACCCCAAAAACGGGGAACATTGGGACTAAAAGCACGGCTATTTGACCGTGCTTTTTTCATACCTTAACAAGTTATCAATAGACCTGTAATAATTGTTATATGACGGTTATATGAGGTCAGAAAGGGGGATAAAAGGCACATGAAAACGTACACAATGAGAAAGGCATGGTGATCCTGATTATCTCCCGGCTACTGGGTCAAGTAGCATATAGAAAAGGCATTCGGCAGCGGGTGTCTTTTTTCTTGCGGGTTGTCAAGCGTAAACCGAACAAAACCAATCAATCATGTGGGAGTAACCCCGTATAAAAACGTATTTGAAAGGATGGTATAGAAATGACAAGAAAACAGTTAGAGGATTTAGGACTTACCAAGGAACAGGTTGATTCAGTAATGAAAATCAATGGTGATGACATTGAGAACGCAAAGGGTACTGCTTCAACAGAAATCAAGAACTTGCAGACAGAAGTTGAAGGACTGAAAACACAAGTCGGTGACCGTGACAAGCAGTTAGAAACCCTGAAAGCATCTGCCGGGGACAACGCCGATCTGAAAAAGAAGATTGAGGAGTTGCAGACCGAAAACGCCACAGCTAAGGCAAGCCATGAATCTGAACTGAACCAGTTGAAAATTGATTTTGCTGTTGAAAAAGCACTGACAGGTGCAAAGGCAAAGAACATCACCGCAGTTAAGGCACTTTTAGACCTGAAGGATGCCAAGTTTGACAAGGAAGGAAATGTCAAGGGATTAGCTGAACAGATCGAAAAACTGACCAGTGATGAAGGTACTAAGTTCCTGTTTGAAGCACAGAAACAGCAGCAGAATTTCAAAGGTTTTCAGCCGGGGGCATCCGCACAGCAGAAACCGGGTGCAGAAGTTGACACTTCAAAAATGAACTATGATGAATTATGTGCCTATTTAGCAGAAAATCCTGATGCTAACTTAGGTGAGTAAAAGAAAGGACAGGTGAAAATTTATGCCAAACGATAAGTTTGATTCTAAAAGTTTTAACCCACAGGCTTTCAAGTATATGGTTGGTAGAGTGCCGAACCTTCATATGCATGAGATCAAGAAGTCAAAAGCACTGGCGGGTAACCCTGACATTAAGGCAACCCTTGGTGGTAGTCAGGGCGGTACAGGTTACGCAAGAATTGCAATGCGTGGTCTGTTAGATGGTGATGCAGTCAATTATGACGGTCAGACTGATATTACTGCAACCAGTACCAAGACCTTTGAACAGGGTGTTGTTGCTGTTGGTCGTGCTAAAGCATGGCTTGAAAAAGATTTTTCCTATGACATTACAGGCGGTATTGATTTCATGCAGAATATCGCAGATCAGGTTGGTGAGTATTGGGACGGTGTAGATCAGGACACTATTATTGCAATTCTTGATGGTGTATTTTCTATGACTGGAACAAAGAACAAAGAATTTGTTGATGCTCACACCTATGATGTAACAGAGAAGGTTGACGGTAAAATGTCTGCAACTACTCTGAACAGTGCAACCAATAAGGCGTGTGGTGCTAACAAGAAGAAGTTCACACTGGTGTTCATGCACAGTGATGTTGCAACGAACCTTGAAAACCTGAACCTTGTAGCACACCTGAAATACACTGATTCACAGGGTATGCAGCGTGAACTTGATCTTTACACTTGGAACGGTAAGTTGGTAGTCATTGATGACGATATGCCGACTACTGAACAGGAAGGTTTCTATATCAAGGCAAAGTCAGCTGATGAAGGTGCTTTACAGGTTGTTGCTAACAGTGCAACACCTACTGCAAAGCAGATCAAACTTGAATCTGTCACACCTGTTGCAGACAGTTATGAAACACCAAAAGAAGGTGATTATGTTGTGTATGTTGATGCTTTCACAGAGTACACAACTTATGTACTTGGTAATGGTTCAATCAGTTATGAGGATTTAGGGGTAAAAGTACCTTATGAAATGAATCGTAACCCTGAAAAGAATGGTGGTCAGGACACACTTTATACAAGACAGAGAAAGGTTTTTGCACCTTTTGGTATTTCTTATGAGAAGAAGTCACAGGCTACATTATCCCCTACCAATGAGGAATTAAAGAAGGGTGAGAACTGGACACTGGTACATTCCGGGGAAACTACGGAAAGCAAGCGTTCATATATCAACCATAAGGCAGTACCTATTGCCCGTATCATTTCCCGTGGATAATTTCTGATCTGAAAGGGTGGTTGCAATGTTTGATACTGATACAGTAAAAGAACGGTTGAAATCATTCGGTTATGAGGTCAAGGCAGATGATGAATTTGCCTTGACCTTTTGCGTTGAGAAAGTACGTAGCACAATCAAGAATGAAATCAACTGGAATGATGTGCCGGAAGGACTGGAACACATTGCCGTTGATATGGCGGTGGGTGAATTTCTTCTTTCCAAGAAAACCTTTGCACCTGATGACCTTACCGGGTTTGATTTAGAATATGCTGTCAAGCAGATTCAGACAGGGGACACCAACACGGTCTTTGCGACTGGTGAAGGTTCAATGACCCCTGAACAAAGACTGACTTCTTTCATCAATTACCTTTTATCCTATGGAAAGACTGAATTTAATTCATTCAGGCGTATCAGATGGTAAAGCAGATTCAGGCAGCACAAAAGGCTGCAAGGAAAGCCATTGAAGCAACCTATTTTGGTACTTTGACGGTGACAGAACTGCAAAAGGTAAAAAATGAGAAGTCAAAACTTATGGAAGAATCAGAGGTTGTAGTCTTACAAGACCAACCGTGCAGATTATCTTTTGAAAAACTGCAAACAGCAATTCAGTCAGAATCAGCAGCAACGATCACGCAAAGCACAAAGTTATTTGTTTCCCCGGATGTAACCATCAAAGCGGGGTCAAAACTGACAGTAACACAGGACAATGTGACCACGGACTACACCCGCAGCGGTGTCCCTTCCACATATCCAACGCATCAGGAAATTACACTTGAACTGTTCAAGGAATATGCGTAAATGGGTAGAATGGGAAGATTTGACTGCAAAGGTCTGAAAGACTTTCAGCAGCAGTTGGGAAAGTTGCAAAATCCTGATGACTTTGTGGAATCGTGTGCAAAAGAACTTGCTGCCCGGTTGCTTCGCATGGTGGTAAAAAGAACACCTGTCGGACAGTACCCGGCAAGTTCAGGAAAAAAGGGCGGTACATTAAAGCGTGGTTGGACTGGTGAAAAACGTGCATCAGCACAAGGGTATGCAGACAGCCTGACGGTGAACCATTTTGGTGACACCTATGTCATTGAAATTGTGAACCCGGTTGAATATGCATCCTATGTTGAGTACGGACACAGGACAGCCAATCATTCAGGATGGGTCAAAGGTCAGTTTATGATGACCATATCTGAACAGGAATTACAGAAAATTGCCCCAAAGGTGCTTGAAAACAAAATCAAGAAATATTTAGGGGGACTTGGTAAATGATAAATTCAATAGTTGAAGCAATCAGTTGTTCCCTGAACAAAGAATTTGGGGATGATTATGAAATCCACAATGAAGAAATTAAGCAAGGTTTGAAAGAGCCTTGTTTTTTTATTGCTTGCTTGAACCCAAACAACAACCTTTTCCTTGGCAAACGGTATGAACGTACCAATCAGTTCTGCATCCAGTATTTCCCACAGTCTGCAAAGAAGCAGCGGGAATGTGCTGATGTGGCTGAAAGAATGTATGACTGTTTGGAGTATATCACAACAGACGGTGATACCAAGCCAATCAGGGGTTCAAAAATGAATCATCAGGTGGTTGACGGTGTTCTGAATTTTTTTGTCAATTATGACTTTTTCACGGTCAAGACGGAAGATCAGACACCAATGGAAACTATGACGGCAAGCACGGATGTGAAGGAAGGTGGTTGATTATGGCAGCAAAAAAGACAACAACGGGAACTGCTGCAAGGTCTGAACAGACTGAACCAATGTTCAGCAAGGAACAGATTCTTGCATCTGCCCGTTTTGCAAACAGAAGGGACTTGGTGGATGCCCTTCTTGATGAAGATAAAAGTTACACCATGAAAACTGTTGACAATTTAGTTGAAAAATACATGAAAGGACAGGTGAAATAGTATGGCTTTAGGTGGTGGTACATTTACCTCACAGAACAAAGAACTTCCCGGTGCTTATATCAACTTTGTATCGGCTGCATCCGCATCCGCTGCACTGTCTGATAGAGGTATTGCAACAATGCCCCTTGAACTTGATTGGGGTGTTGAAGGGGAAGTTTTTGAAGTAACCAATGAAGATTTTCAGAAGAACAGCCTGAAACTTTTTGGTTATGCCTTTGACAGTCCTAAGATGCTTGGTCTTAATGATCTGTTCATGGGTGCAAAGACCTTATACGCATATCGTCTGAACGGTGGTGGAGATAAGGCAGCGAACACATACGCAACTGCAAAGTATTGTGGTGTGCGTGGTAACGATTTGAAGATCGTGATTCAGAAAAATGCAGATGATGCAAGCAAGTATGATGTTACAACCTACTTCGGTACGGTCAAAGTTGACACACAGACAGTTGCCAAGGCTGCTGATCTTGTGGCAAACGATTATGTGACATTCAAGGCTGCTGATCTTGCTGTTACTGCCGGAACACCTTTAACTGGTGGTACAAACGGCACGGTTGACGGCACTGCACATCAGACTTACTTGGATAAAATCGAATCATACACCTATAACACTATGGGCGTTGTGGTTACTGATGATGTTACCAAGAAGTTATATGTGGCTTTCAACAAGCGTTTGCGTGATGAACTTGGTATCAAGTTCCAGTTGGTTGTTTACAACCTGTCTGCTGATTATATGGGCGTTATCAGTGTGAAGAACAAGGTAACAGATACAGGATGGTCAGAAGCAGCACTTGTGTACTGGGTAACTGGTGCAGAAAGCGGTTGTGCGGTCAATAAGTCTTGTCAGAACAAGAAATATGACGGCGGTTTCACCGTTGATACCAATTACACACAGAATGAGTTGAAAGCAGCAATCAAGGCGGGTGAGTTCACTTTCCATAAGGTCAACGGCGTTGTCCGTGTGCTTGAAGATATTAACTCTATGGTGACCACTTCGGACACTTGCGGGGATGTATTCAAGGACAATCAGACGATCAGAGTTATTGACCAGTTAGGAAATGATGATGCAGTTCTTTTCAACACTAAGTATCTTGGTGTTGTTCCAAACAATGCATCAGGCAGAACTTCCCTTTGGTCTGACTTGGTGAAAATCCGTACACAGTTACAGGAACTTGGTGCTATTGAAGGGTTCACTGATTCTGATGTTACGGTTGCACAGGGCGATTCCAAAAAGGCGGTTGTGATTACATCAGCAATCACCGTTGTGAACGCTATGGGTAAACTCTATGAAACGGTTACGGTTGCGTAAGAAAGGGGTGAAATAAAATGCCGAATGTAACAATGAAAGCAAGGGACACTATTGCAGCAAAACTTGCTGAATGTTTTATCACAATCGGAAGTAGAAGATACAACTTCATGCAGATGATTGATATGGAAGCAAAGGTTGAGAAAACCAAGACTACTGTTCCCCGCCTTGGTGCAATCATGGCGGGTCATAAGTCATGTGGTATGGAAGGTACTTTTTCCGGCACGGCACACTATAACCAGTCAGTTCTTCGTCAGGCATTACTTGACTATAAGAACACTGGTGAAGATGTGTATTTTGAAATGCAGATCACCAATGATGACCCAACCAGTGATGCGGGCAGACAGACGATCATTTTCTATGACTGCAACACTGACGGCGGTGTGTTAGCAAAATTTGATGCTGACGGGGAATACCTTGATGAAGAGATTGAAGGAACATTTGAGGACTTCTCAATGCCTGAATCTTTTGCAAACCTCACGGGTTTTCTTACTAACTAAGTAACAGAACCCCTTGTGTGGCTTTTATATAAGGTCATATAAGGGGTTTTTTCTATTCTTTGATAAACAGAAGGGAGAACAACAAAATGTCAAAATTCAGTCGATTTATGAAAGCGAACAAAATCGCAAAGCCAAATGAAAAATATGCACCTACAACCACATTACAGGATGAAAACGGTAAACCGCTGAAATGGGAGTTCAAACAGATTACTTCCAAGGAAAATGAAGCGTTGCGTGATTCCTGTACCATTGAAGTCCCGGTTAAGGGTAAGCCGAACCTTTACAGACCGAAAGTAAAAACTGCTGAATACCTTGCAAAGATGATTGTGGCATCCACTGTATACCCTGACCTTTACGATAAGGAATTACAGGATTCATACGGTGTTATGACCCCGGAAGAACTTCTTTATGCAATGGTTGACAATGCCGGAGAATATCAGGACTTCACAATGTGGATGCAGAAGTTTCAGGGATTTACCAAGAACCTTGATGACAAGGTGGATGAAGCAAAAAACTAATTGAAGAAGGGGATGGTGAAGCAAATTATGCTTACTATGCCCTTCTAAAACTTCACATTCTTCCATCAGTGTTCTTAGATATGGATGAACAGGAAAAAGCCTTTGTGATTGCTTCAATCGAGTTGAAAGCAGAGCATGACAAGAAGGAAAAGAAAAAAGCAGAAGCAAGGGCAAAGAAAAAACACTAAGAAAGGACGGTGAAACAGGTGTCATCTATTCAGACAGGTATTGAACTTAATGACCAATTCAGCGGAGTGTTGAACAACATCATCAGTTCAGTGAACCTTGCCGTGTCTGCAATGTATGATATGCAGCAGTCAATGAACGCTGACATTGATACAAGCAGCCTTGAAGGGGCAAGGGATGAAATCAATCAGGCAACTGCTGCCATTGAAGCAATGAATCAAGCAGCAAGCCAACAGACCGCACCTAATATTGCACCGCCTGTTGTGGATGGGGGAAACGGTCAGGTTATAAACGTGGATGTAAACCCGGTACTTCCTGACCCTTTGGTTGAAAATCCTGAACCAATCAGACCTGAAATTCAGCCAAACGCACCGCCTGACCCTGAACCCGTAGAAATCCCGGTCACATGGAACACTGACGGGATGGATGTGTTCACAGGAACAGGTGTTGAACGATTTCAGCAAGAAGTTCAGAGTGCAAACGATATGTTGAACACACTGAACACCACACAGGCAAGGATTTCACAGACCGCACAGGGAATGGATATACTGCCGGATGCAGCAGTTCAGGATATGAACACCATGCAACAGCGGTTATCTGCAATTCAACAGCGGATTCAGCAGATTGAGAACAACCCGGTAAATGTTGGGGCAGACAATGCAAATGCAGAACTGGAACAGTTGCGTATGCAGTTGAATCAGGCTATTCAGGAACAAAATTCACTGAATCAGGCAATGCAGAACATGGATGTTTCTGCTGCCAATGATGCCTATTTGCGTTTGTCACAGACCGTTGGCAACACAGAAAGGTACATCCGTGACAATGTGGATGAACAGGGGCGTTTCAATCAGGAAATTTCAGCCGGAACGCAACAGGCAAATGAACTGACCAATACCATCAAACGGGCAGTTGCAGCCTATGTCAGTATTCAGTCAGTTGGGAAAGCACTGAACATTTCAGACGAACTTGTTCAGACAACATCCCGTTTGAACATGATGAATGACGGGGTTCAGACAACCGCTGAACTTGTCAACATGGTATATGCAGCAGCACAGGATGCAAGGGGTTCATTCAGTCAGATGGCTGATGTTGTTGCCCGTTTCGGTAACAACGCAAAGGATGCGTTCAGCAGTTCAGAAGAAGTTGTTGCTTTTGCTGATCTGATTCAAAAACAGATGACGATTGCCGGGGCAAGTACCCAAGAAGCAGCAAATGCAGAATTGCAGTTATCACAGGCACTTGGTTCAGGTGTCCTTCGTGGTGATGAATTGAACAGTATCTTTGAACAAGCACCTAACCTGATTCAGAACATTGCGGACTATCTTGATGTTCCAATCGGTAAGATCAGGGAAATGGCAGCGGATGGGGAACTTTCCGCTGATGTGGTCAAGGCAGCAATCTTTTCTGCTGCTGATGACATTAACAGCAAATTCAATGAAATGCCTATGACTTGGGGGCAGATGTGGCAGTCAATGCAGAACACCGCACTGATTGCATTTCAACCTGTTCTTCAAAGACTGAACGATTTAGCCAATAGTGAAGCATTTCAGACTTTCATTCAGGGTGCTATTGAAGCAATGGCAACCCTTGCGAATATCCTTCTGAATGTGTTTGAAGTAGCTGCATCCGTTGGGGCATTTATCGGTGATAACTGGTCAATCATTGCACCAATTATCTATGGTGTAATTGCTGCATTAGGGGCATATTTGGCAATCATGGGAATTGTCAACGCAATTACTGCAATTTCAGCAGCCATTGATGCGACAAAGGCAGCAGCAGATGCACTTGCAGCCGGACAAACATTTCTTTGGACGGTACAGCAGTATGGATTGAACGCAGCACTTGCAGCGTGTCCGATCACATGGATTATTGTGCTGATTATAGCACTTATAGCAATAATTTTTGCCGTATGTAATGCGATTGCAAAGATGACAGGTATTGCAAATTCAGGGTTCGGTGTGATTACTGGTGGTGTGAACGTGGTGATTCAGTTCTTCAAGAACTTGGGTCTAACCGTGGCAAACATTGCCTTGGGTATTGGAAACGCCATTGCAGCACTTGCATCCAATATGATGACGGCATTTCACAATGCTATCTGCAACGTACAGTCATGGTTTTACAACCTGTTAAGCACGGCACTTTCAGTCATTGAAGGTATTTGTGCAGCACTGAATAAGTTACCGTTTGTTGAATTTGATTATTCAGGTATCAGTTCAGCAGCAGATGACTATGCAGCCAAAGCAAGTGAAGCAGCCGGAAACAAAGAAGATTACCAGTCAATCAGTGATGCGTTCAATGAAGGTTTTACAACCTTTGATGCATTTCAGGACGGTTGGGCATCAGATGCGTTCAATGCGGGTGCAGCATGGGGTGACGGTATTGCTGATAAGGTTTCAAACTTTAGTCTGTCGGATGTATTTGGTCAGACAGATATTCCTAATGTGGGTGATTACACATCAGGGTTCAATGATGCAATAGCAAATTCAGGCGTGGGTGACAGCATTGGAAACATTGACGATAACACAGGCAAAATCAAGGATTCTTTGGAAGTATCAGAAGAAGATTTGAAGTATTTGCGTGATATTGCAGAACAAGAAGCAATTAACAGATTCACAAAGGTCAAAAGTATTGAAGG